ATGCTGGCATCAGTCAAGTACAGCCATTCATGTGGCTTAATCGGATTCAATGCTAGATTTTCTGAGCTCACCACAAAATCACTGATCCGATCCTGAAATGCTGAAATGCTGGTGCGCAACAGCGTGCTGATTTCCTGCGAGTTAATCCCGTCAGCCATCCAGCGACTCGCCGCAATCGTGCCTTTGCCGTACTTTCCAGTTAAAAGCCCGCGAATTTGCGCAGCCACAGTGTCAATATCGTGTACTGCCGCAAGCCGACCCGTCACGGTCAACTGATAAGGGCGTTCGACCACAGCGCGAACCTTGACCCGCCTGTCATACAGCGAATCAGCACGGCCAATCAGTTGTTGAATATCAGTCTGAATCGTGGCCTGTTCTGCCGGATTTTTGGCAACTGTGGCAAGGTGCAAGCGGTTAATGTCCGATATATCGACGCCATACGCCCGCTCTTGAACGGTTTCATTCCAGACGGCCAAATAATCAGTGCGCGTCATGAATTTTTGACGTGCCAAATAGTCAAAATTACCCAAAAATACCGCGTTTTCATCGTACAAAGCCGGATAACTGGCCAATAAGCGCAACTGAGCCACAGACAGCGGATCAGCACCCGCCCGCACCAAGCCGCCTTGTTTAAAGCGTACCCGCACCCGTTGTTCATCAATGGTCAAAACATCCACCAAGGCGGCATCCTTGAGCCTTGGTGTATCGACAGCCCCGTAGCACTCGATCAACTGAAAAACAAAATTCTGAGCGGTTTGTACCGTCCGCCCTACCCGTGCATCATCGCCAAACTCGACAATCACGCGGCGCAAACTATCGGTGGTAATGGTGACGGCATATTCCAATGGTGCGGCATTCATCCAACGTGGGGCATGCCGATAGGTGTTGGGTGTTGACTCAGTATCACGGACATTCAAACCCGCCAAAAACAGCCCCTCTGATAGCAGTACAGGGGTGCGATGAAACGGTTCGGATAGCGGTACCGAGTAGGTGACTTCACGCAATTCACTTTGTTCTACCAGCACATCGCCTGTTTGCCCCGCTGCCACTGTGACAGAGGTCATAAGTCGCCACGGTCGGCCACCTTGACTATCCTCGATGACACGCCCTTGTGACAGCGTGATACTGTTGGCGGCGCTGTTGATCACTTCTAGGGTGTGCTGGCATGGTGTAGCGACTGGCAAAATGCCTTTATTGGTTGCATCGGCCAAAATCGACCGATCACGGGTTTTGATAAACGGTTCAATCGTGGCTACGTCAATTTCTTGCGCCAGTAGTGCCAAATACGCTGCATAGCCCTGAATCTGCTGGACGACCAGCGGATCACCGGCCTGATAGCGTTCGGCAATCTCAGCATCGTCTAGCGTACTGACCAACCGATTAACAAAATCAGCCTGCTTCAACATCGAATGTTTCTCCAGTGGTGCGCTGTTGATCAGCGATGTTGTTTAAATTGATAGCGACTTGCCCAAGCTGTAGATAAATCTGCTTTTGTTCAAAGCCGATATTTTGCGAGACAATCGACAACTGATCAGCCGATAACTCAGCCAAAATAGGTATATCGCGCTTGAGTTTTGCCAGAAAATCATCGGCAATTGGGGCAGACAGTGGGCGCAATAACAGTGACGCAAGATCAGCACCATAGCCTGAGCCGTAGTAGCCATTTACCGGCGTTTTGAGCCAATGCTCAATCATCGGCAGGATGTCTTGCGTCTTGATCGTCATGTGCTTAAGCCCATCTTTTTAGCCTGACCAATCACCGATTGAAAAAGCACGGCCTTGATCGTTTGATAAATGGCAAATATTGAGACATAAGCCAACAACACCGCGCCGCCTTGACCCCATGCGCCAAGCGCATACAGCAGGTGATAGGTGCGCCAGATCAGCACGCCATACAGCACCAGCCATAGCATGACGATAGATACCACCGACCGCATGGCTGTCTGTATCACGACGTTACGTTCTGACCGCGTAAGCAATGACTCAAACAGCGGCAATCGCTTACCGGCGTTTTTCCAGTGCATGTAGGCGTGTAGCAGCAGCAACAAAAACAGCAGCAAGTCAGTCAAAAGCAGTGTATTCATGCCCGTCTCACATTGCTGGAGCTGGCAATGGGGCTTGTGCCTGTTTTTGCTCAAGCTGCAACTTCATCGTGTCGCGCTGCTCAGTCTTTTGAGTAATCACGGCATCAATTTCAGCTTCTTCGGCCATGACCTGTTTAAGCATCTGCGTGGTGTTTTTGGGGATGGTGCGGCCTTTGTCGTCCTTGGCTGGAGGGATGACCACCTTGGCCGTGGTTTTCTTTTTGTCGAATGCGGCCTGTCCAGTGCGGATAGCGGTTGCAATTTGCGCCATAACGTCCTGAAAGGTCTTGGCTTCAACAAAACCCGCACCACCTTGTCGAATAGCAGTGCTTTTAGGGTTTTTCGGTGCTGCTTTATCGGTTGCCGATCCAAGGCTTAAATCGCCGTTGTACGGAAAATCTTTGCCATTGATCTGCACGCGATACACGTCACCGCCTTGGCGCACCAAGAACGTGACAGCTTGACCACCCGCCAAAACCAGTTCAATCGGGCGCACGCTTACACCAGACTTGCGAGTGGGTTTAAGCACATTGACGATTGGCACTTTTTGGCCGGTAGCCTTCTCCAGTGCCGCTTGTAGTGTTTTGACTGTAGGCGATTGATCGCTCAAGCCTTCGATCTGTAAGTCAGACATAGCCGTGTACCGTATGTGGAATTACAGCCATTTTGGTGGATCACAACCACCCAGATTCGACAGGTTCCAACCATAAAAAAACCGTCCACGAAGGACGGTTTTTAGTACGGACAATTAGCCGCCGTCTAAACGACGCATCATGCCAGTGGTCGAGCCTTTCATTGCCCGCGCAGCGTGTGTAGCACGATCACCTTTGTAGATATTGGCCTTAACACCTACCCGCAGTGAACGGCTCATTTTTTGGAATGAGCTGAAACTGCGCTTTTTGTTGTGCAACTTGTTCAAAGCCATTTTTTGCTTGGCAGACTTCATCACCTTTTGACCGGCCAAACGCTTGTTGACCACCTTGATTTTGCCATTGCGCACAACCTTCACACCCTTGTAACGAATCTTGCGACCACTGGCATCGGTTTTGACCGAGTTTGCACCAACACGCGGTTTTTTCATCGCATCAAAGCCGTTTTCTGGTGCTTCTTCGGCAAACATATCATTTGCATCGAAGCCATAGACAAACTGCTCAAAAAACTCATCGAGCGGTTCACCAGTATCCGGCATATTGGCAATGATGATTTCAGCCGCCGCTTCGATTGCCGCGTCAGCAGCTTCGATCTCATCTGAGCCAATATCTTCAATCAGCGATTCTTCAACGCCCAGACTGGCCATAGCGTCCGAAATGTTGGCCCACATCAGTTGGGCAATCATCGGATCAAGTTCGGCATCATCGTCTGAGTCCATCGCCGCCAAAATCAACGTATCCAGATACTCAGAAGGAATTGAGCCTTCTTCAAGGCTGTTATCAACCACCGCGTCAGTCAGCAGCAGCACAATCGACAGTGCATTACTACGCATAGATTGAATGGCCGCCAACGCCGCCCGTTCACTGACCGGACTGACCTTTTCCGCCAGTTGTTCAGCGGCATTACCCGCCGCACTGTCATACATTGGACGCTGGTATGCACCCAAACCAAATGTATCGAACATCTCGAACCCCTTGTGTTAAATACCTGCCAATCGGCAAGCGGTTAGACACAAGGCTAGAGAGAATAAAACCGTACTTTTTTTCTAGTTCCGACACTGCCAGACAGCAAAAAGCCCCTACAGCGAGGGGCTTTTAAATTCAAAGATTATTTTTTACTTAACAACAACATCCTCATCGAAGATTACAGAGCGTACCGCACCTTCTGGCCGACGCTGCATGACCAAGCGTACCCGCTCAAACGGTGCGGTTGGATCAGCAGTCAAGGCGTAGGTGAACGGCTGTCCACCCAAGTCATCTGCTGGTTGCAGTAGACCCGCCGCAGCGCATGCACTCAAGAAATTACCGATGTCACGGTCAGCATCGACCAAGAAACCAGTAGTCTTTTTCAGCATGTGCCGCTTCAAGATTTCCAGCACCACGTTGGTTGTAAAGCAGATGATCTCCATCGAGTTGATCAGCCGCAACGCGCTGTTTTCGCTTTGATGCTGGGTCAGAACATCACTCAAGACAAATCGAACGCCCGTGTCGAACTTGAGACGGCGCAACACGTTGATTTTTGCCGTTGCCAGTTTTTCCAGTGCCGCATTATTCAGCACCACGTCTGGCCGCATTTCCATTGAATTAAACGTAAACGGAAAGTCGTGTCCAGCAACAGGTGTGTCAATTGGCGGGATACCTTGTGAATTGACCCGCGCATTACGCAGCAGCATCTTGCCGACCAGTTGACCCACAGCACGCCGCGTCTTTTTAGCACCACGCAGCGACGTGGCTGTAGCCGGACGTGATAGTGTTGGATTCCAAATGGCGACAACGCGATGATCTTGCGCATCAATCGCGGTGATTTGACTTGCCGCCTGATCAATCGTCAAGGTTGGATCAAGTTCAACCAGCAATGGCACGTTTAACGTCTGCATGACCCGCTGCATGGTTTCCATCACCACCAAGTCATCCGCATCAGGCAGCACCAAATAGCTTGGCTTAGGCTCCATCAGCGTGATTGCATCGTATAGCGCATCTGCATTGAATGCCGGTGGCTGATCATCTGGCAAGGCAAGCGATACCTTATTACGCCCCAGTGAATTTGGCGCGTTATACGCATCACTGCCAGTCACAGCAGCGGCAAAACCAGTCGCCACAGTGGTGACTTCGATTGAACTGAATTGATCGGTCGCATCAGCGACAGAAAGTAGCGATTTCGGGTTATCAATCGGCAGGCCAACGATACCGGATACACGATAGATAATTTTATCGGTTGCGGTGTCGCGCCACGTCAATTGAGCAATCGTATTGGCCGGTGTTGGTGCAGTCGCACCCGTGGCCAGCGATAACGCAACTTCGACCGCAACGCCATCACCAAGATAACTGTGCAGCTCATAATCAATGGTGATCAAGTCACCAGTAGCAGGTGTTAGAGACACAACACCAGCAGAACTTAGAACAATTTTCATGGGTTATGCTCCTTAACTTTGAGAAACGCGCATGACCAAAACCGCAGGTACACCCGTATCCAAACAATCAGCTACAGCTTGATAGGCGGGCTTGGTTGTATCGCCCAACTGAGACAACGTATCTTTGGTGATAAACATCGGCTGATCTACCCGACCACGCGAAAAATCACCGACAATTAAGCCGTTGGTCAATCCTGCGGCACTTGCCGAACCAGACTGATCAGTAACACCTTGGTACTGGATACCGACGGCACTACCGATAATTGGAGTTGTTTCCATATTGAGACGCTCAATACCGTTTTTGATGCTGTCAGGGTGTCATATGCAAAACGCTGGTTTTTGGTTCGTTCCGATACGAAAAAGCCCCTACAGTGAGGGGCTTTTTTGCAGCAGATGTTACTTGGCTTCGACTACTTCCAGTGTTATCGTTATCGCTTCAAAGCCTGCCAGTGCATTGATCTGTGCGATATTGCTTTCGATGGTGTCAAAAGCGGCATCACCAATCACTGTCATCTCCACTGTTTGACCGGCTGGAATGGCCGTATTGGTCAGTGGCTCAATGAAGTTTTGAACCGACTGATTTTCAAAAGTCAGTTCCCGCTCAATTGGATCATCACCCAAAATATCAGTAATGGAGTTTGTGCCATCAAAGATAGGCATCTAACACCTCCAGCGTGTTTTTACCGTGGCACAGTTGGTTGAGATTCGAGATGATCCGCGCCTTGTGTCGCTTGTTCTCGCATGTGATTTCAGTCACAGCAGACGCCTTGAGCATTACACGACTGGCTGGCTCATACACGTCATAAACCAGTTTGCTACTCACACGGATCAATAACGGATCGGCCTGATCATTTTGGCTTTCAGGCGGTTGCGGTGTATCAATGTCGGCTTTTTCAAGCACAACCTGATCGGCTTGCACCTGCTCCGGCTGTGGATCAGTCGAAACAGGCGCAGGGGTGGCTTTAGGTGGCCGACCTCTGCGCTGCGTCATGATTAGCTTACTGCCGGTAGGTTGATCATGCTGATCACGGCAATCTGATCACCGTAACGCTCAAGCGGGTTCAACTCAGCAGCGGTGCGTGAATAGCCACCAACCTGCTCAGTGAACTCAGATGGATTCGCAGTGCGGATCATCGGCGGCACGGCCATAAAGCCAACGAACGGCGACTTGGCGGCTTCGGACGAACGTGCAACCAACAGTGCTTGTGTGGCGGTTGTGGTTTCGGTAAGCAGACCGCTCGACGTAGGCACTTGATAGACGTTGGTACCGTCTTTCAGTGTGCCAATACGCACGATCTGGGTATGGGTTGCCATAGGCGCATTCGTCAAGGTGATGACATCATCGCGCAACGTCTGGAACCAAATAGCACCACGATCACCAACGAACAAGTCAAACGAACTGACCGACTGACCAACGGCCTGAGTAATGCCCAGCTTGGCAAAACCAAGGACACGGCGAATTTCACCGATGAGGTCGCCAGAGGTGTTGTAGGCTGCTGCAAGATTGCCAGTGGCGCCACGGCTTGCATCAAATTGATGTACGCGCTGATTGTATTGGGCACGTTCTTTGCCTTCACGCAACAGACGCACTGTTTGCTCAAGGTAGAACTTGTTTTGAGCAATCGACAACGCCGCACCCATGAAACCGATATTCAGCTCATTTGACATCTGAGTGATGGAGTCAAGGGATGCTTTGATACGGAAACGGCTTGGCGAAGCCAAAACCACGTCATGCTCAGTGACAATATCAACACCCGGTACTTGGATGATTGGCTGACCAGTGGCCGCATCGTTGCGCTCAAAATCGAACACCACGTCGGCATGCACCACAGCACCAACTGGCAACGGCGCGGCAAAAGTGACACTGATTGAGTGGTTATCGAGGTTCACCGTACCAGCACTGACAGAAATGGCTGTATTTGCAATCGTAATATCAGGAATGGCGGTCAGCGAATGTGTGCCGGACTGCTTGGAGTTTGTGCGATGGCGGTCATTGGCAACTTCAACGCCATTTACGAAAATCCGTACACGACCACCCATGAATGGTGCTGCAATGGTCGAAGTGTCAGGAGTTTTTGCTTCGTAGTCTAAGTAAGCCACACGCGGGGTAATCTGATACACGTTGCCGCTGGTGTTTGGCATCGCAAAACGATGGCGGTTTTCAAAGTAGGTGTGGGACGCTTTTTCGCCGTCGAGATAGTCATCTGTTTCAAGGCCGCCGTATTTGCGATCAGCAGTCATGCGGCCATACACCAGCGGCACTTCATTTGAGCCGATAGCATTGGGCAGCATTGCGATGATATTCAGGCTACTGGCAATTGCAGTTGCGATGGTAACAACGGTCATTGCAGGCACAACGCTTACACCGTCGTGGCTCATTGCATTGATGTCGTCGAAGCCGTTTTGTTCAAAGACGTTTTTGCCGGTTTGCTCATCTTTGCAAAACAGCGACGCACCGGCAGCAAGGCCGAATGCAACTTGACGGGCTGATGGTTCTTCACCGCCATTACGCGCCTTGTAGCCGTCAATGCCTTGGCGAATACCCGCCATGACCATTGCGCGACCGGCAGGATCGGTAATGCTGTCGAACATTGGACGCAAGCAATCCGGCAGTTGTACGCCGTCATCGCTGTCAGGATCAATGCTGTCAAACTTATTGACGTGATCGTTACGAAGCATGAGCGCGGTCTGAACGACTGCTGCTCGTTGCGACGCATAGTGTTTTTCATTTGCTGCGGATAGTGGCATTGCTAATCACCTTTTGCCGATTGGCTGTTACGATGTGACTAGCTTGAACGCCTGAAAATGCTGAATTTTGGACAGTTCCAATACCTCCACTTGGGCAAAAAAAGACCCGCCGAAGCGGGTTTTGGAAAGGGGTTGATTTAAGATTTTAGTTTGAGCAATACAGTTTTAGCGTAAGCCCAATACCGCAGCCGATCAGCAGCAAATCAGTTTTGTGAGTTGCTGCTAGGATTGCCGATACGCTTTTGTCTGCACT